CCGCCAAGTACGGCATCACGCTGCAAGTTTTTTGAGAACTGCACGCTATTGTATTGACACCGTGGAGCATAACGCTCTGACCGATAATCTGTGGCAGGAAAACCCAAACTCGTAAGCAACCATGCTTGGCAGAAGCACCTGAAGCTGACCGCCAAGCTCAAAAAGGAGATCAGACTGTGGCCGACAAAGAACTTGAGGCGCTCCGACTAACGTCGCGAGCACTCCGCGCTATCACTCAGTTGGAAGCGCACAAGAAGGCGGTAACCGGAGAGTACAACGAGCGTCTGAAGCGCCTGAAGAAGGTGATCGACGCGGTGCAGGCACGCGAACAAATGGGCGTGCTGCCCATGGAAGGCCTGGATTCAATCCAGCTTACCGAGGAAGACGAGCGGCTGATCCTCAACCCAGTGGAGGGTCTGTAACGCCGTGATTACCTACTCGCTCGGTCGGGAGCCTGTTAGTCGTCGTAGTCCGGCTGCGACCAGCGAGGCGGCGAAGCTGCTGTCTGAGATTTGCGAGCGGCTGCTTGAACTGGATGAGGTGAAGCACAGCGAGGGAGCGGCATTGGTTCGCCGGCTGGCGACGATTGCTGACCTATCACCCTCTGCATACCGCACTGTGCTCCACGTCGGGTGTGGTCAGGTCGAGGCTGTGGTGTCGTCCTACGAGGACCAAGCACGCAACCGCGGCCTGACCCGTCAGGCGCTGCATTGGCAATGGACGCAGGATCAGAAGGCGATCAAAGCGATATTCCCCCACCTGGCCGTCATGCTCCAAGGTCTGCGTGATACCGTGGCGCACCACGAGGACGCAATGAGCAGCGCAGACGCACTGAGGCGGTCACGCACCGCAGACGAGGACACGCACTGATGGCTTTTCCTTGGCTTATAGCGCGAGATTTGGTGCTGACCTATACCACACTAGCCATCTTCACGCGCGAAGGCGCTAATGCAAAAGAAATTGACGCCAGCCATGTGTAAACGCAAAGGCAAGGTGCATTTGCATTGCAGACGCATAGGGGTGGCGCCCTTAAGGAATCTTTTTTGCAATAGCAAGGGTCGCGGGTGCAGTCACCTAGCGCGAAAAAACGGTTTTCGTGCATTTTGCTAAGGTTACGCATTTAGGAGCGCACATTGCTAACTTTAGCGTGGGAAAACTGTTTACAAACGCAAAAGTCTGCTATAGAAATTGCAAAAGCAGCTGGTGCGCTGGAGCATAAGAAAGTAATTGCCAATGCAAAAAACTGCAACAGAACTTGCGCGAGCGTTAGGCATCAGCAGGCAAACGTTTTACGCATGGCGGCGCGTGGAGGGATTTCCCGAAGGAGCAGAGGCTCAGGAGATCGCAGACTGGGCCGCGTCGCGTGGACTGAACAAGCAAGTCAACAAAGCAGACGGCAACAACCTTGCAGAACTTAAAGCAGAGGCTTTGCGTCGTGACATCACGCTGAAGGATCTGAAGATCAGCGCGCAGCGTGGCGACTTAGTGGAGCGCGAGGTTGTCCGGTCGATGCTGCGGCTGTTATCGCAGAAGCTGGATCTGTTACTGCGCCTGAAGCTCGAGGTTGAACTGGGGCCGCGCGTCGTTGGCAAATCAGCTGCGGAAGCGAACGTAGAAGGCAGCCGTATCCTGGACGAGATTCGCGAGGTAATCGCCGGCAACATCGCGCGCTTTGAGACCGAGGCAGTGAAGGCCACGACCGCGCCGGAGGATGCCGAGTGACGCTTGAGCCTGGCGACGTGGTCGTCATCCGCGCCAACTTCCGCGGCCGAGACGATCCGCAGTATGTCTATATCGTGCAGGAGATGCGCGCTGATGGCGTGGCCGTCATCGTGCCACTAGTCGGCCAAACTGAGTTTCTTTCCGTGCAGGCAAACACTTTGCAAAAGATACCGTGACCGACCAGGAACAACTCCTTGCAGACTTTGCGCTGTCGCAGCCCGACCGCGCGCCAATCTATGACTGGGCACGCCGCAACGTGCAGCTGCCAGAGAGTTATGCCACGCCTGGACCGTTCAACGTGCGGCTGTCGCCGTGGCTAGTGCCTATCTTTGAAGCGCTGCAGAATCCGCTGATCCGGCGCGTACACTTCCGCAAAGCAGTTCAAATCGGCGGGACGCTTGTCGCTGACGTCTGGCTGCCGTGGATCATTGCGAACGATCCGGGACCGATCAGCTGGACCATGCAGACCGACGACATGGTAGAGCGGCACGCGAAGACGCGGCTTTGGCCTCTGCTTGAGCGTTGCCGACCAGTGGCTGCCATGCTGCCGAAACCGGGACCGCACCGCACGACGACCGAGATTTACTTTGGCGGCTTCTTCCTAACGCTGAACGCGGCCAACCTGTCCACGCAGCAATCGCAGTCCATTCGGTACAAGATCAACGACGAGATCTGGCTGCCGCGTTGGCAGGATACTTACGGTCACGCTATCGCGCGCGTGTCGAAGTTTGAGGAGGTCGGGCGCTCCAAGGTCTACAACGTGTCGCAGGCTCCGATCATGGACGAGCAGACCGGCAACGTGGAGCATGCGAGCTACACTTCCGGCAATCAGCAGGAGTGGCACGCAGAGTGTCCTAGCTGCCACAAGCTGCACGTTATCGCCTTCGATCAAGTGGACGGTAGCAATCGCGCCGGCGTAGTCTGGGACCGGGCAGCCAAGCGCGACGATAACTCGTGGGACGTGGCGCGCGCGGTCGAGTCGTGCCGCTTTCGCTGCATTCATTGCGGCCACGAGTCGAGCGATTCCGACGCTACCCGCGAGGCCTGGAAGAAGTCCGGACGGTTTATCGCGCAACGGCCTGACGCAGCGGCAGAGGTCCAATCGTTCCGCATCGAAGCGCTCGTGTCGCGTCCTATGCGGCTGCTGGTGGAGGAATGGTGCGAGGCTGAGAATCATTCACTGCGTACTGGTGACGATCAGATGCGCATCGACTTTAGGACGAAGCGCGAGGCCAAGCCGTGGCTGGTTACAAAGAAAACGATCAACCTTTTCCTCAAGGACTCCGGCTACACAACGGCGCAGTATCGTGCCGGCGAGAAGATAGACAACGAGGTCATCCGCTTCATGGCGCTCGACCGCCAGCTAGATCACTGGTGGTGCGAGATCGGTGCGTTCAGCACGGCGACTGGTCCGCGGTATCGCCAGCTGTGGTTCGGTCGCATCGACACGCGGGACCAGCTGCGCGAGATGCAGCGCGTCTATCAAGTTCCCGATGCGTGCGTGGCGCAGGACAGAGGCTACCGGCCGAGCGATGTTGACCGCGATTGCGCCGAGTTTGGCTGGCGAGGAATGCGTGGCTACGGTCGCAAGACGTGGACGATGCGCGACGAGCACAGCGACAAGCTGGTGAACTTCCCGTTCTCTGAGCCGCGCGTCAGTGACTACCGCGGAGGCGATGTTTACTTTTATGAGTGGAGCGGTGACTACTTCAAAGACACTTTAGCGGTGGCTCTCGATGGCAAGGGCGATTTGAAGTGGGAGATTCCATCAGATGCCAACCCGCTCTACCTTGAACATCTCAAGGGCGAGTCCAAGGTGGAAGTGCGTTCTGGCGTGTGGGAGTGGCGCGAAGTGCGGAGCAACGCACCGAACCACGGGCTAGACACGTCGGCCATGCTGCTTTGTATGGCGACCATCGCCGGCGTCATTCGGTACACGCCGCCTCCTGAGAAGTCGGATTAACGCTAGCGCGGTCCACCGTCAAAAGGTTGGACAGTTGCCGCTTTTACATGGGCAACGATAATCCGTTTGAGGGACTGGACAGCGCGACGTTGGCAACGCTGAAGACAGAGACCATCGCAGCCATCCGCGCCGTGCTGGTGAATTCGTCCTACTCGCTCAATGGCAAAAGCGTGACCCGTGCGGATTTGACCCGCCTCAACATCATGCTCGGTCAGATCCAGTCGGCCATCGACTATCAGGCTGGCGCAACGACCGATCAGACGTTTGTTTCTTTCAACGGCAACTAACATGGACTTCGACGCTTCAAAGGTCATCAGTTCGGCGCCTTGGTACGACAAGGCCATTTCGGCCATC